ATTATTTATAATTCAATTTATGTTGTATTATGAACATTGTGTTTATAATTGGACATGATGTATATATTCTGATTGTTCTGTATTTACAGAACATTCAGTACATAATGTAAGTATATAATGTTATGTACTTACATTATATTATGTATTATGATTATAAGAGTTAATAATTTATACAATTAACCATTAGTATTGTGAAGTATTAGCAATACTAATTATTAAGGATATTGATATTATTATATAATGATATTATGTATTATTAATTGTTAGTGTTGTGAAATATTAGTGTTACTAACTATTAGTGTTTAATATATCATATGTTCTGCTACGATAACCCATCCTACCAGGAAGCCTTGATGCAATTAAAATTGATCTGAATCTTAAACTTTCAATTGTCTTTGCTTTTATATGTAAATACTTGTGATTATAGAGTATAAACACAAGTATTTGCGCAAATACACCCCCCATTTTACATATTCTGGACATATTCTAGGATAGCATACCTACAATGCTAGTTAATTCACACACACATAATCACATCAAAATCATAAAAATAATCACAAAAACAATCATCAAAATCATAAAAACAATCATCATAATAATAAAATCACAATAAATAATAACAAAACAACAACAAAATAATAATCATAATAATCTCATAATCACATTATATTTATTTATAATTATATTTATAAATACAAAAAAGATCTAATAATAATCATACAATTCAATCAAATCATATCAAAAATAACAAATAAATATAACAATAATAATAAATAATATCCCTATAATATCCATATAATTATGATATAAACACTTGAAGCATTATAAAATTGATAATAATATAATTATATTATTATAAAAAAAATATTATCAATTTTATTATTATGATATAATGAATACACCATTATGATTTGTATATTATTGAGTATGATTTGATTTTGTAACAATAATCAACCATTCCCGATCTACTAATTCGCTGCATCATTGTCAATTTTATAATATATTTTATATTTTGATTTTCCCGTAGTTTCTATGTCCAATAAACCCAATGCAATAAAATAATGTCTTGTTTATTTGGGGGAATTATCATAATTGCGTATAGTATAATCAAAAATATTTATATTATGACAAAAGTGTTATTGCATTTTTTATGTTTTGTGTAATCATTTAATGCGATTTCCTTAAGTAGTATTAATTAATACAGGTGGATTAATAAGCTTTAACTAGTTATATAGAGGTATTATTAAAACCTTAATACATCTGTATTATTAATTAAGTTTTAACTAGTTATATAAAGGGTTATTAAAACCTTAATATAATTATATTAACTAATATTTAATCTACTTGTATTAATTAATACTATTTAAGGAAACCGCATTAAATGATTACATTCCGTGAAATTGTCTGTGCAATAAAAATAAAAATAATGAAAGCCATAAGCAATATTATTTTATACTTGACAGATTTTATAATTTATGGTATTATATTCATAATAATTCAAGAATTAGAGGAGGATAATGGGGCAGTTGTAATGAATGAGTGTAAATGTGAGTTTTGTTTATATTATGAAGAGTGTGACCTTACAGACCAGGCAAATGACAATAAGTCAGAGGACTGTCTAAACTTTGTCGACCTGGATTTTGTTAGAAAAAGTGACAATAGCTATTGGGAGGAAATGTCTTATAATTGTACAAAAAGATCTGTCTGTAGGAAATAACAAAATTATAATACTAAATATCAACAATCTAAATTTTATTTCAAGTCGATTGATTGATTTTGTTTATGCTGATATGATTTATGATAATGTTGATTTTACTTGGATACATTATTATTGGAGACAATTAAAAGAAAACGGTATTTTTATTGTTCAAACTGATTATCACACCGTTGCAAATGTGAAATTAGAGATGGACAAATTGTCCAAATCTAATTTTGTCAATTGGGTAATTTATAAACAGGAATGGGGAGGATGTCCCCGAAGGGGGTTTTCCCAAAAGCATGATGATATTTTAATATATTCCAAGGGGAAAAATTTCAAGTGGTATGGGGATAGAATTCAAATTCCTAAGGTTACAGCAGGAACAAAGTTAGACAGGAAAGGAACTGGATTAAAAACTCCTTGTTCGGTGTTTGACGATCTTGGAAGTTTTTCTACTCTTTCGAAAGAAAGGATAAAAGATGTTGATACTGGAAAATGTATTCAATGGCAAAAACCGATAAAATTATTGCAGAGATTGATGCGTCCATTTTTAGATGCAGGAGATTTAGTGCTTGATCCATTTTGTGGAACCGCAACATCTGGAGTAGTTGCAAAAGAATTAGGTTGTGATTATATTGGAATAGAATTAGATAAGAAAATATATGGTATTGCAAAGAATAGATTAGGATGTTAAAAAGAGGGGTCTAAATCAATACTACGATAGGTCAATTATTGAAATGTTGTGTATTAAAAAACAGTTTAAACTTTGAACTAGTATCTTTATGTTATAATTATGATTATCATTATTTTTTACTTGTAAGATTTTGAAATAGAGGAGAAAGAAAATGGAGGGAATCAAACCCTGTCCCTTTTGTGGAATTACTGGAATTATAAAGACCTATAAAATTTGCGAAATAGGGAAAGAGGACTATGAATATTTTGGGACTTGTCCTAATTGCAGACTTATACATGGGTATGCATCAACTAGAAATGAAGCTATACAAGAAGCAATTATAGCTTGGAATATCAGACCAGGCGAAGATAAATTATCTGATCATATAACAAAATTAGAATTGTTTATAAAACAAATAATGCTAGATCAAGAATTTACAGATAGAGAAATTGGAGAATTATTGTATAATTTATCGAAATAATTTATTGAAATTTTATTATATTCATAGTGTCTCACTTATGGGACACAAAATTATTTGTGTACCACAATATGGTTTAAGTGACACACAAAATAAGGGAAAGTTTATTGCCAAAGAAACTTCAACAGTATAATATTTTTAAATTTTCTTCCATCAGACTGAGAAAATCTAAATATAATATTTCACTTACTATTCCTGAAAGTCGTAGAAATGCGGAATTGGTAAGTCTTGGAGATTCTCAACTGCTTCAATCTCTTCGTGAAATAAAGGGGTTACCTGACAACCAGGAACAAATTGATAATTTATTTCTTGAAAGAAAACAAATACATAATAAAAAATCAAGTTTAATAAATAGTAAAAGATTATTAGAAATTGAAAAAGAAATGGATGAATTATTATTTGTTCCTGAGATAATTTCTATTGTTGTTGAGGACAATAGACATTATGTACACATTGTACATAAAGGATTGATAATAAATGGAAATAAATTTGTTAGATTCTTATGTAGTTCTGGACAAGCACGTAGAAATTCTGTGATTTTTATTGATCAAAAATATCAAGAATCTATGCAAAAAATATTGCAGAATGGGTTTTTAAAAGATACTGAAATATCTCCAGCAAAGTACAATGCATACTTTTCACTATGCGCAAGTGCAGGATTAGAGGTTAGCAATTTAAGATTTGCAGTAGTGAAAGACCTTATCATTGAACGCAACGAAATGGTAGATATGGTTATTGAGGATACAATTGGAGACAATGATAAAATTGAGGAAATTAATAAAAACATTGAATTTAATCTTTTTGATGGGCAGGGATTAATATCTCCAAATGCAGCACAAATATGGACAGATGAATTAGAATTAAATTATTTGCCATCTTCTTTTGTAATAAGAAATAGTTTTTTAAAAGGTATGGTTTGTGTTTTTGATTTTCATGAATTAGCAAAAGAAAAGGGTATTCGTATGATTCAAGATATTTGGGGGAATTATGTAGACATATCAACAATAGATTTGATAATATCAGAATCTCAATTTAAATTATGGAATAATTATAGATCTATTGATGATTATATTGATAATCTTAGAAAAAATAATTTGCATTGGAGAATATCTCGTGTAAGTTCTGAATTTGATAAACATCATGTATTTTTAAATTATCAGTTCTTACAAGTTCTTGATTTGGATGCTAGTCAGATACAATCATTATGCAAAGATACACTTGAATATTTTAGCAAAACTATCGTTGGTGCTAATGGAAATGTAGAATATGCATTATTATATTTACTTGGAAAATATGTTCTTGGAGATTATGATGCAAATATTTTCAACAAAATCAATGATAAAATTACAAAAGCATTAATATTAAATAATAATCTTATTGATGATATTTATATACAAAATCATATATTGCATTCCCTGAATAAAAAAATAAAAGAATCATATATTGGCAATATTATTGTTGATGGTAATTATTCAACTATGATTGCTGATCCCTATGCAATGACTGAACACGTGTTGGGATTGCCTGTGTCGGGATTATTACAAAAATCTCAGTCTTATTCTCAATATTGGAATAAAAAGAAAATAAAAAAGGTTGTAGCTATGCGTGCTCCTTTGACTTGGAAATCAGAAGTTAATGTACTTGATTTAGCAATAAATAAAAACATAAAACATTGGTATAAACATATTTATTCGGGAATAATATATAATATCCATGGAAATGATACTATGTTACACGCAGATTCTGATTTTGATGGCGATTTAGTAATGACAACATCTAGCAAAGAAATTATTGATACTGCTAGAGGTGGACTGCCCATTTATTATGAAACTGCTAATATTCCAAAAACAATTTTAGAAGAAGACCAATTGTATTTAACTGATATGGTTGCATTCAATAGCAAAGTAGGATTTATAACAAATGTTTCAACCACAATGTATTCAATGCTACCAGAATATGATATAGACAGCAAAGAATATAATACAATTATAGAGAGACTAAAATTATGCAGACAAAAACAAGGACAACAAATAGATAAAGCAAAGGGATTGGTCGTTAAAAAATTTCCATTGCGTTGGACGAATTGGAATAAAAAAGAATCTGATATGACAGATATAGAAAAAAGTTTTATTGATTTTGATAATAAGATACTTGTATATAAACGCCCGTATTTTATGAAATATTTATATACAAAATATAATAAAAAATACAAAAGATTTGTAGAGAATTATAATAATTTTGCCATTGCAAATTTTGGAATAACCATTGATGAGTTATTAAATAAGGAATGTGTTTCTAAAGATTTGCATGAACAGTCTCTTATAAATAAACACTATAGATTTTCCCCCCTTTTGGATTCTGACTGTACAATAAACCAAATTTGTCATTACATGGAATCTAATATAAAAGAAATTAAATTATCAATAAATAAAAATACTCCAGATGATATAATAAGAATATTAAAAAATCCAAAAATAAAATTTGATAAAATTAAATTCAAAAAACTCTATGCAATTTATAAAGTTTATAAATCAGGGAAAAGAATTTTTGCAATGCTGCGAGATGATAGGGGGAACATATTATATAAAACATTAGAACAATATAATAAATATATATTACAACAATCATTAACAAATGTAAGTTCAAATATATCTGAGTTAGCAAATCTTGCTGTAAATATATGTTATGAAACTCATCCTGGTGATAATAAAAATTTCGTATGGAATATTTTTGGGGATGGTATTATAAAAAATGTAATGTTGAATAAACAATCCAGACATTTTATACCATTCTTGGGAAAAGGAAAACTAGAGTATTTGGGTGATAAATATTATTTAGCTGAAATAAAGATTGAGAAAAATAGTAATAATGAGGATTATATAAATGATTAAAATTAATAAAATTTATTTTGAAGATTGTTTTGAAGGCATGAAAAGAATTGATGATAATAGTATTGATTTAATAATTACATCTCCTCCTTATTTTAATGCTAGACCTGAATATGCGGAATGGGATTCTTATGAAGATTATTTATCTTTTTTGAATAATATATTACAATCTTGTTTTATGAAATTAAAATCTATTGGTCGTATTGCAATTAATGTTCCTGATGGATATGGTAGGAATCCTTGGATACCTATATATGCAGATACTTGTAAATTAATGCAAAATATTGGTTATATTTTACGAGGTTCAATAGTCTGGAATAAACAAAATGGAGGCGGAAAAACATCTTGGGGATCATGGCGTTCTTCTTCTAATCCTTGTTTAATTGATGAACATGAAATGATTATAATAGCGCATAAAGAAAATCCTAAATTAAAAATAGGAACTGAAATTAAAAAAGACTTATTTCTTAGTTTAATTCATAGTGTATGGAATATTAAACCAGAAACAAAAAGAAAATTAGGACATCCTGCTCCTTATCCCTTGGAATTACCTATACGAATTATTACTTTTTTAAGTTCCGAAAATACAATTATTTTAGATCCATTTATGGGTTCAGGAACAACTGCAATAGCATGTATAAATACCAATCGCAATTATATAGGATTTGAAAACAATAAAGAATATTTTGATATTGCAAACAAAAGAATATCAGCTCATAAAAAGGAACCAACCCCATGATAATATTTGATGAAAAAAAATATGCTGAGAAAATATTAGAAGAGGGATTTTCAAGATTCATGTCTTTGAAAGATCTTATTATTCTTTCTAAATATTATTTTTATTTAGATAATAGCTCAGTTCAAATCAAAAAGAATTTGATAGGCTTTTGCAAAAAATATAACCCTGAATTTAATAATATTATATGGGATTGGAAAATAGATAAGGCAATATCCAGTGGCAAAAAATATGGTTTGAGATTTGAACAAAAAGTCAATATTAGTAAAAAAGAAATAGAATTTATAAAAACATTAAAAAATTATAAATTAGAAAAAATATTATTTGTAATGATAGTTGTTGCGAAATTTTTTAGAAGAAATAAAAATGAATTATATATCAATGCTAATATCGGAGATATATTTAATCTTGCTAAAATAAGAGCGGATAGGACAGAAAAAAATCAAATGATTTACAAATTAAATACTGCTGGATATATAAAAGCAACATTAGTAGGCAGTTTTAAAATTGAATTAGATAATATTGATAATAAAAATGATAATGATGATTATATTGTTGTTGATGATTTTGATAATATTGTAAGTTTTTATCCCGTAACTTGTATAAGTTGTGGAATAGCAATTATAAATAAATCTAAGCGACATGATTTTTGTGATAATTGCTATAAAGATTTTAGGAAAGAGGACGTTAGAAACAACGTACAAAAATATAGGAAAAACACAAAAAATAATGATATGTAATCAAATAGTGCAAAGTGTATATATATTGGAGGGAATCACATCAAAATGAAATTGTCCACATATAATCGTAAGTGGTTAGCTCGTGAAATATCTAAACGTTGTGGATTTTCTATTGAAGATGCAGATATTTTTTTAATTGGATTTGAAGATATTATTATGGGAATTGCGAAAGAACATAGCTCAATAACAATTAGTAATATGTTTAGAATGTATACTACAATTGTAGAGTCTCATAGACACTGGATACCCAAAAAGAATGAATATATAATTCGTCCCAAATCATATACGATAAGTTTCAGACCATCTAAGCAATTGAGAGATGTTGCAAACGATAGATTAAAAACAGAAGAAAAAATTTGATTTGTGTACGCTTTGTGAGAGAAAGGGAATCGCGGAGTTGTGTCCATAAATACCGCTTGGACGAAGCGGACAGTCGCTAACGTGTTCCACTGGGAAGAACGTTGACTGTGAAGCTGTCCCTCTTTAGGGGACAGAGAACGTCACTTATTAGATTCCACCCAACTATTAGGGCAGATAACGTCTTGTTCACACAGACAAGTTGTTTTTGAAATGACGTAAAACACAATGGTAAGGCGTACTCTTATAATATATTTTAAGGAGATATACTTTGGAAGAAAAAGTATTTCAAGCATGTTATGAAAAATGGATGGTAAGCAGTGGTGGTATTTCTATTTGGCCTGAGCTTGCACAAGAATTTGGATACCAAGATGGTGAGATACTGAGGGGAGCATTTAAAAGAGCACGTAAAAAAAAGGGCATTACAAAACAAGGAATACTCAAAAATAAAAATATTAAAAATAATCCAAAAATTTTAATATTTGATATTGAAACTAGTTATATTGAAATTGCATCATGGGGAATTAATAAACAATATATAAATAAAAATCAAATTTTAAATGATTGGTTTATAATTTCTTATGCTGCGAAATGGCTATACGATGAAAATATTTATTCTAGTGTTCTAACTTCTAAGGAAGCTATTAAGAAAGATGATAAAAGAATACTTAAGGAATTGTGGGAACTTTTAAATAAATGTGATATTGCTATTACTTATAATGGTAATAATTTTGATATTCCAAAAGTAAATACCAGATTTATTATTAATGAAATATATCCACCCTCAAATTATAAAAGTATTGATGTTTTTCAAACTATATCCAGGAATTTTGCTTTTACTTCAAGGGCAATGGATTATGTAAATTTGACTCTTGATCTTGAAAGAAAAAAAGAGACTGGGGGATTAGATCTATGGAAAAGATGTATTGCTGGGGATGGACATTCTTTGAATGATATGCTTGATTATAATGAACAGGATGTCATTGCGTTACAAGAAACATATTTGGCGGTTCGTCCCTGGATTAAAAATCATCCCAACATTGGATTATGGCACGATTCTAAAGAGTCTGTATGCGGCTATTGTGGTAGTACAGATTTTGAATATATTAGTAATTTATATAGTACTCCAGCAGGATTATTCAAATCTTTTCGTTGTAACAATTGTCATGCTATTGGGAGAACACAAGAACAGTGTTTGTCAAAAGAAAAAAGAAAAGGATTGATGAAAACTACTGCATAAGGTAGGGAATTATGGTAACTAGAGCAACAAAAAGAAAAAAAATTTTAGGGAATGGTTCTGTAACGACCATATCTGGATTGACAGTTGGAAAATCATATTGTAGAAAATGCATGAAGGTAAAAGATGGTAAAGATTTTTATACGGCTATAGATTTGTTCCTGGATAGTAATGGATTATTATCTATTTGTCATGATTGTGTTGATAATATTTATGATAATTATTTTGTTTTAGAACGTAATATTGATAAAGCTATATTACGTACTTGTAGAAGTTTAAACATTGCTTTTTCAGAAAAGGCGTTAAATGCTTTACATACTCATATCAATACTATTCAAGCTAAGGGAAAAGAACAAAAGGGCGTTTTTGGAATCTACAAGAGCAAATTAACAAGCGGTGGAGCATCATTTACTGTTGGTACTGATGGTATGGATATGATGTTTACAGAACCTAGCAAAGAATTAATTGAAGAAATTCAAGATAATAATCTTGATATTGTTGATATGGAGTATTTGAAAAATTTCTGGGGAAGCGGATTAAGTGATGAGCAATACAATTTTTTGGAGTCGGAAATGGCGCGTTATAGACGCAGTCACAAATCCGACACAGCCACTGAAGAAAGTCTTTTAAGACAAATTTGTTTTATGGAATTGAACATTAGAGAAAAGCGATTTGCAAGTCAAGGACAATCTCCCAATAACGAAATCAAAATGTTACAAGAATTAATGAAAACAGCTTCAGTTGATCCTGCTAAAAGCAATATTGCTGGAGCTGGTAAAAGTCAAGATACATTTAGTTCTTTTATTAAAATAATAGAGGAGACAGAACCTGCTGATTTTTATAAAGACAAACAACTATTTAAAGATGTCGATAATATTGAATGGTATTTTAGAAAATTTGTAACAAGACCGTTGAGTAATTTTCTTGGTTTGACAAGAAATTTTGATTTAAATAGTGATGATGATAATATGGACATTGAGGATGATACAATATCGGAAATCATTCAATCAAAAGAGGAAGATTAAATGTCGGATTATTATGCATCTGATTTTAATAAAAATGTTCTTTCTCAAGATGTTTTTAAACAACCAAAACAAATGGTGCGGAGTAAGACTTTAGATGGAGAAAGAAAAGAAAGATTGAAGAGATGGATCCACTTTATGAGATCTAATCCTCATCGCTTTGTTGAAACTTATCTTGGTATTCATTTGCATCCATATCAAATTTTAATAATGTGGGTATTGCAAAGAAGCACATTATGCTATATTGTTGCAGCCAGAGCCTCTGCGAAGACATTTATGATTGCGGTTTATAGTTTGTGCTTAGCTATTTTATATCCTGGTATTCAAATTATTGCCTGTTCTAGCACGCTTAAACAGGGCGGACTTATTATTGAAAAAATCACATCCTTGCGAAGTCTTCATCCTAATGTCGCTAGAGAAATTAAAAGTTTGACGGCAAATCAAAATACTTATGAGGTCATATTTCATTGTGGCTCTACTATTCGTGTTGTTCCGTCTTCTGAATCAGCGCGTGGAAATAGATCCAATTTTATTATTGTTGAAGAATCACGTCTTGTTGATAAAGATGTTCTTGAAGGAATTATTAAACCATTTTTATTTTCAAGAACACCTCCATACCGATTGCTTTCAGCATATAAAAATGACGATAGATTAAAAGAAGAAGGTATAATCGCATATATTACAAGTGCGCATTTTACTGTTGGATACTGGTATCAATATGTTAAATCATGCATAAAAAGAATGTCCGAGGGAGATGAGACTGCAAACTTTCTTGCATTTGACTATTTAATTACAATTTATCACAATATCAAAACTGAAGCAATGATTAAAAATGAAATGGATGAGGCAGATTCTATAACTGTTCAGCATGAATATCTTAATTTGCCAAGTGAAACTAGCGGCAAATCTTATTATCGTCCAAATTTTTTTAAACGCAATATAAAACGAGCATTTTATCCCCAAACAGATTTAAATTATAATTCTAAAAAAAATAATTATGATATTAATAAAGTAGAAAATGAATTACGTATTATGTCTGTTGATGTTGCGACTAGGGCTAATCGCAATAATGACTTGACGATTATTGCTTGTGCGAAATTGATTCCATTGATAAACAAAGGTTATGAAAGAAATTTAGTATATTTGGAATCTCACAAGGGATTGAATACTGTTTTACAGGCTAAAAGAATTAAAGAAATATTTTTTGATTTTTCTTGTGATTTGTTAGTTCTTGATATTTTGGGTAGTGGAATTAGTGTATATGATTCTCTGTCGCAATCTATTCAACATGATGAACGGGGAATTACTTATCCCGCTATGACTATAGTTGGTGAGGAATATAATTTTGTTGATGGAAAAGCAAGGGAAGATTTAGAATCTAGGACTTTGGGTTTGGGCGCATTGCAGGTGATATTTCCAATATCTGCAAGTCAACAGCTTAATAGTTTGATAGCTGCAAACTTTAGATCTGCCCTCCAGAAAAAACTTTGGAATTTTTTAATAGACGAAAATTTAGCAGAAGAATTTTTAATAAAAAACAACAAAGAATTTATGAATGATGCTAATGATTCTGAGACAACTGTTCGATTTTTAAATACTTATGTACAAACAAGTTTATTTATTAATGAATGTGTTAATTTGGATTTAACTCTTGTTAATGGTTTATTAAAATTGGACTCTAAGCCTGGTTCATATAAAGATCGGTATTCTGCTATTAGTTATATGAATTATGTGATTTCGCATTTGGATAAGTCCTTACTCAAAGAAGTTGGGGATTATGATGCAGCGGAAGAAGTCTTGGGAATTACGATGGTTGTATAAGCCTACTAAGAAAGGAGGTTTAAAAATTGGAAGAAATTACAAAAAATAATACAGATGAATTATCTGAAGAAAATGTTTGGAATATATTAGAGTTCGCTAGTTCTTTTGGGGGATATGGATATAATAACATTATGACTCCCATGTTGTTGAATCAAAGGATGAAGGATCTTAATCTTAATCCCCTGGCAGCAACAGAACAATCTTTAAATGATGCTTTAATAGACCCAAAAAATTCTGAACTTGCGCTTCAATCGTTTTCTGAGGATTTTGAATCTAAATCACAAATTTATAAAAGGCTACTTTCTTATTTGCAGAATCTTTTGGCATTTGATATGAATTATACCTGTATTAATGCAAAGACAGGAGATTATTCTGGAAAAAGTTATCAAAGGGACAAAGATAAAATTTCCGAATTCTTCGACAAATTCGACTATAAAAAAGAGTTTAATATTGCTGTTGGAGAAATGCTGAGGAACGAAACATTCTTCTTCTGTCCCCGATGGGACATGGATCAGATAGTGTTACAGGCATTGCCGGCAAGCCCAAATTATACGATGATTACGGGACGTTGGTCATACGGATTTTTATTTTCAATGTCGGCTTATTGGTTCATTTTGCCGGGGGTAGATATAAATTTATATCCAAATTTTTTTATAAAAAAATATAATGAACTATGTGGAAATAATAATGCTTTACAAACTTATGATCCCAGCTTATCTCCCCAAGCAAGGGGAAATTCTAGTTGGGTGTTCTGGATGGATATTCCAGTGGATGTGGGACATGTTTTCAAATTAAACCCGGCACTTTCTACGAGGATTCCATACTTCACAGGTCTCTTTTCTGATTTAGTGAATCAATCAATAATGAGATCATTACAGAAAAATATCAATATGAGCGCTGCAAGCAGAATTATAATTGGAGAAGTTGGACAGTTAAAAGATGCTGCTGCAAAACTTAAAGACGCTTTTAATATTTCGCCTGCGCTTTTGGGAAATTTTCTTGCTTTGGTCAAATCATCTATTGGCGACGCGGTGAAAACCGCGGCTCTTCCTTTGAATAATGTAAAAAGTATTAATTTTCCAGCGGAAAATGAATTATATTCTTCTTATTTAAAAACATCTGTTGCTATGAGTGGAGTAAATTCAAATCTTATATTCAGCAATGATTTGAAAATGAATGCTGTCGAAACTCAATTATCACTTGGGGTAGATATTCAGTTAATGGAAAATATTTATCCTCAAATGGCTGCCTTTCTTAATTATCACGTAAACAGATTTACAGATAAATTTAAGTTTAAATTTTCTCTAGAAGGATCTAATTTTTATACTGATCGTCAACAACGTTTTGATAAGCAAATGGAGCTTTCTGCTTTGGGAATGGTACTTCCTCAAAAAATTGCAGCATCCCTTGGAATGTCTCCGTTTGATTTTCAGAGACAATTGGATGAGGGACGCGAGACTGGATTTACAGACAAGTTGACTCCAATAATTTCAGCTTTCCAACAGGGGGGCAAGGATGCCGGAAGACCTCAAAAGAGTTCATCTGAATTAGGAGATGCAGGTAGTAATACGCGTGATTCAGCGAGTAATATAGAAAAAGGTGGCAAATTGTAGATTTGGTAAATGCATGGATAGGACGAAAGTCATGAGTCGTCTGAAAGCAAGAATTCCCCTTGTTTCCATGCATATATCATGGGAATGAAAAGGGAAAATATAATGAATATGTTGTTGTTAGTTGATAATTATTATATTGGAGCAAGTGGTAGTTGCAGTGGAATTTATTGTTTTGAGAATTTGTTGGATGGAAAGAAGTACACAGGGCAGGGGCAAGTTTTAAAGAAAAGAAGACAAACTCACTTTGGTTTATTGGAACATAATAAAGATAGTGAATATTTTCAAGAAGCCTGGAATAAAGATGGAAAAGAAAATTTTAGACTCTATATCGTAGAAGAATGTTCAATTGAATTATTGAATGAAAAAGAAGTTTATTGGATTGCTAAATTGCATTCTCATGTTTCGGATTGGGGATACAATATAAGTTGGGGAGGGGGTGCTTTTTTTAGAGGAAGACATCATTCTCCTGAAACTATACAAAAAATGAAAGACAATAGTTGGATGAAAGATAAACATCATTCTCCTGAAACTATACAAAAAATGAAAGACAATATGCCTGATAAATCTGGAGAAAATCATTGGAACTATGGGAAAAAACTTTCCTCTGAAACGATACAGAAAATAAAAGATAATATACCATATAAATCTGGAATAAATCATCCTAGAATTACAAAAAAAGAGATTGTTCAAGATATAAAGCGTATGTTAGATGATGAAATTTGTATAACAGAAATTCAGGAAGTTTTAGGAATAGGAAAATCCATAATACGCAAAGTAAAAAATGGTTTTTACGAAAACATTTATAACATTGAAGGAATAATTAATTATAAAAAAGAAATTATTCAACAAGTTAAAGATATGCTAGACAATGGAATTCGCATACCTCGAATAGCAAGAGAATTAAATATTGATGTAAATATTGTTTATCGAACAAAGAATGGTTTCTATAAAAATAGTTATGGGATTGAAGGAAGTCAACCTAAAAAAGAAAAAATTCAACAGATTGAAAATATGTTGAATAACAATATAAGAATATGCAAAATAATAAAGATTTTAAGAGTTTGCAGAAATACTGTATATAAAGTAAAAAACGGCGGCTACAAAGACATCTATGGAATTTAAAAATTTTATTGAAAAAGGTGGTAATATATAATGAAAGAAAAACTATGTTCTTTTGAAGATGCTCTTTATTATTTAAAACTTGGAAAAAGAGTTGCAAGAATTGGTTGGAATGGAAAAGGAATGTGGCTTGTTTTAGCCTATGCAACGGATACAAATTATAAAGAACAATCAATTGAATTTAATAAACGTTATGATGGAGTTCAAAGTTATCTTGAAAATTTTATTGTAATGAAAACTGTTGATAATAAATTAATTCCATGGTTAGCAAGTCAAACAGATATTCTTGCTGAGGATTGGATGATTGTAGAATAAAACAACAATTTTATTATATCTGATATGAAATGATAATATTATACCTCCTTTTTGGAGGATTTTTTAAATTAAAAGGAGGATAATTGAAATAATATGATTGCCCCTATTTCAAGTTTTGGTTTTATTTCTAGTGTTTCTGGTAGCGATACGACTTGGATATCGACTACTTCTGCTAATGAAAAAATTACATTTAAAAATGCTGCGGGGAATCAGCTAGATGTTAATTCATTGATGTTGTATGCTAGCGGTTCTGCAATTTATGCTCAGATTAATGACGGCGGGATTGTGTATGTTGCAGCCAATGATTCAATTTCTATTGATGGGTTAGTTATCCATGATATTACACTTATTGGAGGGTCTCCAATAACTTTAAGATATTATTGTCTTTATAAGTAGGAGATAATAAATGCCAATAAATGATGGAAATACAGATATTATTGTTTTTAGTGGCTCAGTAATTATGGCAAGTGGATCAGTGGTTGTTAGCAATTTCCCGACTATTCAATCTATTAGTGGTTCGGTAACCACTGTTTCAAGTGGATCTGTAATAGTTACAACTAGTGGTTCAGTCAATGTTGGAAATTTCCCTGCAACTCAACCAATTAGTGGTTCAGTAAGTGTTCTTAGCGGCTCTATATTACAACTTGTCAGTGGTTCTATGACAATTTCTCAAAATGTAGTTGAAAGTGCATCCAATAGCTGGTCGGGTTCAGTAATAGCGGCAAGTGGTTCTTTCGTAGGACTGGGGCAATCTACATTTGGAGTTGCGGGTATTCAGGTGTCTTTGTTCACAGATCAAAACTGTACAATTTATATACAGCAAAGTCCAGATAATCTTCGCTGGGATATTAGTGATGAATATACTTATCGTACCAGTGTTGGCAATTTTGGAATAACTGTACAAACAGTCAGTAGTTATTTTAGAACTATTGTAAAAAATATTAGCAATACGGCCACTAGTGTTTTTAGATTACAGTCTGTGTTGTGTCCTATTGTAGAAGCACTACCCAGAAGTTTAACAGACCATGGTGATCTTAGGGTTTCAGTACAGGAACTACAAGATGACTATGGATTTTTTGTAGAAAACACTCCCTCTGGTGAACAAAGAGCAATTTCTCCAGTTAGATTAGTAGGGTCTAGTTTTTCCGGTTCTGTTTTAGATGTTGTATATTGGACTGCTGGTAGTGGATCTGGATCAGTTGTTCCTCAAGGATCTCAAGTAGTATTAAGTACAGGTTCTCAGATAAATGCGGGAATTTCTTTACAATCATTTAGATCTGCTAGATATTTAGGTGGAGCAGCTAACCGTGCAAGGGTAGTGATGCGTATTCCAGATAGTGGTTCTGCTAATAATTTACGAAGGTGGGGAGCATTTACTACAACGGACGGATGTTTTTTTGAACTCAATGGAACAACTCCCAGAATCGTTACTCGTAAAACAGGAGTAGATACTCCAGTTATCAGCGGATCTTTTAATGGGCATTTGGGGAAAACAATTGTATTACCTATAGATGAAAGCGTTCAGGCTTATGAGATTTATTGGGATAATACCAAGGTATGGTTTACGATAGGGGCAGAATTGTTACATATTGTTTCTGCATCGGCTACTACTTGGACTGACACTTTGACTCTTCCTCTAAGATTTGAGAATTTGAATAGCGGTAGTTCTACTTCTGTAATTCAAATGAATATTAGAAGCGCAACTATTTATAGGCTTGGTAATTATATATCTCAGCCTACAAGTTTTTATTTTCCGTCTGGTCAAACTGCCGGAAGTAGTTTAAAATTGGGTGCTGGAAATTTACATTCTATTATTGTAAATTCTGTTGCAAATACGGCGGTAATTACATTAGCAGACACATTATCAGGAACTACACCTGTAATTATGTCAATGGTTGCTAGCAATGCTACTACAACGCCTTATACGATTCCATGTAGCGGACTTCCATTCTTCAATGGATTGAGATTAATAGTTGATAGCGCAAACGCTTCTGTAACAGTAATTTATGAATGAAATAAGGATTTTATTTGTTTAAGGTACCCTGTTTTGGGTACTTTAGAGTGATTTATTGGAGGGGGTAGGATAGGACGGATTAATTACCCGTCTGAAGACGAGAGATTCCACTCGCAATCCTACTCCCGTAAATTTTCATTGGAATCCAAAAGGAATTGTTGATATGGATATGTTGTTGTTAGTTGATAATTATTATATTGGAACAAGTGGTAGCTGTAGTGGAATATATTGTTTCGAGAATTTAATTGATGGAAAACCATACGTTGGACAAGGGCAACTTTTAAAAAGAAGAAAAAATGAGCACTTTAGAGACTTAAAAAACAATAACGACAGCGAATATTTTCAAATTGCATGGAATGAAGTAGGAAAAGAAAATTTTAAGTTTTTTATTTTAGAAGAATGTCCCACTGAATTATTAAATGAAAGAGAAGTGTTTTGGATCAAGGAATTTCGTTCTCATATTTCAGAATGGGGATATAATAAGACTTGGGGAGGACAATGTGTAAGAGGGTATAAACATAGGGAAGAAACGAAGTTAAAAATATCCATCGCAAATACTGGTAAAAGACGCACAGATGAAATGAATCAAATGAATAGGGAAAGAAGCGCAGGAAGGAGACACACAGAAGAATCTAAGCAAAAAAATAGGGAATCTAGTACTGGCAGAAAACATACTGAAGAATCTATACAAAAAATAAGAGAAGCAAACACTGGAAAACATCCTTCTCCTGAAACAATACAAAAAATGATAGATAATCATGCTGATTTTTCTGGTGAAAACCATCCCTTGTTTGGCAAAAAAGCATCTGACAAAACTAGACAAAAGCAAAGAGAATCCCATTTGGGAAAACGTCCCTCCGCTGAAACCATACAAAAATTGGTAGAATCTCATTCTGGAATAAATAATCATAATATATTGAAAGAAGAAAAGGTTCAACAAATAAGAGATATGTTAGATATGGGAATTTTTGGGACTAAAATAGCAAAGGAATTAAATATAGAAAAACATACTGTTTATAAAGTAAAAAATGGTTTTTACAAAGATATTTACGGGATATGAAATATAAATCATATTCTTGAAATTATAATTGTATGTAACGGAGAATGATTATTCATCTCTGGCTCCGCATACGAAAAGATTTTTCTTAAAGGAGGAAAAATGAGTATTTCGTCAACACAAGCAACTGTAATTAATCGCATGAACAAAAGCGCCCAACAAAGTGCGCTTGGAACTGCTATTAAAACATTAGGTACTGATACCGAAACTTTAATGGAGATGCGGTCGGGAAGTATGAGTGTGACAGTCGCCCACGCAAATGCGTCTGCTCTAAGCATACCAACTGGGGTAGAAACAAGCAAGGGATATGTCTTAGATGTTTACAGATCTGGATCTCGCTTATATTTTACTGGATATGTAACTACATCCAGTTGTGCATTAACAATCACAGCGAATGCCGGATATACCGTCACGGCTTTAGACCGTATCAACTGGGTCGTCTACTAATTACAAAAAGGAGAAAAATATTATGACTTTATCAGGCAGTCAACTTACAGCAGTTAATCACATGAATGAAGCATTCCACAGATCTTTAGCGGGAACTGCCATAGCACTCGCACAAGCGAATATAATTACACTTCAAGCAGCAAAAATGAAAAGCGGATCCCACACCGTAACAGCAGCCCAAGCTAATGGTTCAAGTATAACTTTGTATACTGCGGTAGCAGATGCAACTGGATATATCGTAAATCTTTATAGTGCTAGTGGTAGTTATTCTGGTTCAGCAACTCCGTATGTTGTAATTTCTGCTTCTGGAAGCTTTACTATTCTTCCAAATGCGGCATATAGCGTACAAACCGGCCAGAAAATTTTCTGGATAGCATATTAATAACACACAATAATCAAATAATCAAATCATAATATAATAAACAATAACAATAATAACATAAGGCAAATAAATGACTAATATAATAGCATCAACAGATTCAGAATTATATAAAGACGATTTAATAGTTGTTACTGGCGCTGGTGGTTTTATTGGTGGTCATCTTGTAAATTATTTTAATAAACAAGGATTTGTGCGTATACGTGCAATAGATATAAAACCTATTTCAGATTGGTATCAATGTATAAGTGGTGTTGAAAATTTATGTTTAGACTTGAGCAAAGAAGAAAATGCAATAATTGCTACTAAAGATGCAGTAGAAGTTTATAATCTTGCAGCAGACATGGGCGGAATGGGATTTATTGAAAATTCCAGGGTAGAATGTTTGCGCAATATTTTAATAAATACACATTTGCTTGAAGCATCTTATCGTACTGGCGTCAAACGTTATTTATTTTCTTCTTCTGCTTGTGTTTATAATACAAATTTACAAAAAGATTCTAATAATTGTGCTTTAAAAGAATCTGATGCATATCCAGCTATGTCAGAGCGAGGCTACGGATTCGAAAAATTACTCTCAGAAATGTTTTGTCAGGAATATTGGTTTGAAAGATGTGTAAAAACTTTTATTCCACGTTTTCATAATGTCTACGGACATTGCGGAAGTTGGGATGGGGGTCGTGAAAAAGCTCCTGCTGCGATTATTCGCAAAGTGATTGAAGCAAAATATACCAAAAAAAATAAAATTACAATATGGGGAAACGGAAAACAAACTCGTAGTTTTATGTGGATAGACGATTGTATAAAGGGTATTGATCAGATTATGCATTGTGACAAGTTGGTTGCGACTCCTATTAATTTAGGGTCGAGCGAAATGGTGACAATAAATGATTTGGTAGATATTGCTGAAAATATCGCAGAAATTAAATTAGAAAGATATTATGATTTGAATGCTCCAATAGGTGTTACGGGTCGCAGTAGTGACAATACTTTTATTCAATCAGTTCTTAATTGGCAACCAAGCACATTGCTTTTTGATGGTATGGAAAAAACTTATGCTTGGATAGAATCACAATATTATAGTAAAAAATTCTGAAAACAAATCTTTAGAAAAATATATGGAGGTATTACAAAATATATTAAGATATATTATTTATATATTTGATTGATATATTTGTTAAATTTTACAATTGATTCTTGAAAGGAGAATATAATAATATGAGTTTTAGTGATTTATTGATTCAGTTTAGTATGCTTGTTGGGTTTGCAGCTTTAGTTGCAGCGATAATCAATATTTTAAAGACTGCTGGATTAGTACAGGACGGACAAGCACAGATTTACTCTGCTATTCTTAATCTTGTGGGAATTTCTGTATTGCTTTATCTAAGGGTATTTCAACCTCAGGTTGACATTCCAAATGTAGATGCACAAATTGGAAAAATAGCAGATGTATTGTTGGTGGTATTTGGGTATGTATTGCAATTGGGTGGTGCACAATTTACTCATAATCTTTTGTCAAGTGCAAATATACCAATAGTTGGAAAATCTTTTTCGAAGTAAAAAAGTAACGCGGGTATCTACCAAAGTAGAATACCATCTGAAATCCCTCTCTTTTGAGTAGAGAGGGATGGATGCATTTATGAAAGGGTGAAATATGGATATATGGGAAATACGTCCAAAAGTGAATTTAAATAAACAGAAAAAGAAATTTAGGAAATTTACTTCTTTCCATAGAGATAATAAGACAGGAGTTCATATTACAACAAATGGTAAGGGAAGTGTAAGTAAATTGATTGAGAGCAAATAGAGGAGGTGATCCCGTGAAATTAATTAGTGATGGACTAAAGGATGCGATTTGCGAACAAATTTCTCACGAAAAATATAATGCTAATTTGTATATGTTTTTAGGGGGATTTTTGAAAAATAAGGGATTTAATAATTTGGGGAACATGTTTCTGTCTCAACATGATGAGGAAACTGGTCATTCGAAAATGATATTCGATATTTTAACTGATTTAAATACTCCTATTGTAATTCCTGAAATTGATAGGATAGATTTTCCTATAAATTCAATTATTGAAATTGCAGATAAGTATCTTGAGAGAGAGTATTTGACAACTCAATCTTTAGATGAAATTAAAGAATTGGCAATTGACGAAGATTGTCCCGTTGTCGAAGAATTTATGCGGCAAATGATTGTTTTGCAAAGACAAGAATATGCCGAAGCAACTGATTTTCAAGACAAAGCGAATCTTACATCTGGAGATTGGATGAATGTGATGTTGTGGGATTTGTCTTTAAAGGATTAGTATGTGTTATATTTTGAATGCAACAGAAGATATGAAAAAAGATTGGCATAAATGTTCTAAAAGAATGGGCTTATATTTAATGAAATATTGTGGAATCCCTGTAATACACATTGATCAAAATAAAAATTATTGGGTTGTCAAAAGTGATGGATTATTACATGCATTAGAGCATTTGCCATTATTATATAAAATTTTTAAGTAAGCGTATTTTACTATAGAACCTTTAAGTAAAATATGGTTTATTATATTTTACTTGAAAAGGAGGTGAATGGATGTGACAGATAAACAAAAAATAATTTTTGCCATT